TTATAGAAAAGCACCCAGTCGAGGGCATTTTCTTTGACCCGTGGAACGCAGCGGAAACCGTGGAGCGTTTACGCAGCAAATACGGCAAGCAGTTTTGTTACGAGGTCCGGCAGTCGGCCCTTATGGTAAACGAGCCTATGAAGCTACTTTATAGAATGGTTACCACGAAAGGCATAACACACGACGGCAACCCGATTACCGCCTGGATGATTGCCAACACTAGCTTACACATTGATAAGAACGATAACTGGACCTTTCAAAAGGACAAGGCACCGGACCGCATAGACGGCACGGCTGCGCTAATTACGGCGCTCGCGGGCTATGTTCACAATGCTAGCACCGGAATGTCGACGTATGAGGAATTAGACATAATTTTTGTGTAACTTTGTGTTATGGCATGGTATGACCGTATAAAGCGTAGCGTTAGTGGAGTAATAAGCCCTAAGCCCTGGCTAATCAATCTTTTTGGCGGTAACGCTACGTTAGCGGGCGAGAATGTAAGCAGCACAAACGCGCCAAAGGTCAGCGCTTTGTACGCCTGCGTTAACTTAATCGGGAACACAATAGCCTCACTGCCTTGGCAGTTGTTCCGCGAAACTGAGCAAGGCCTACTATTTCAGCCTGGGCTTATTAACGACCTAGTAAGCAAGCGACCAAACGAGGCGTACAATAGCTACGATTTTAGAAAGGCTATGTTAACGCAGCTTTTGCTGCGGGGTAACGCTTACGTACTGCCGGTACGTAGCGGTAATAACCTAGCCGGCCTGGAGCTTATCGATACCGAGCTGGTGACAGTTGATACTACCAGCGGCGAGCTTATCTACCAGCTGCACCTACGCAACGGTATTAACCTGCGCCTAAACCCTAACCAGTTAATACACCTTAAATACTGGTCGTTTGACGGCATTAACGGAGTTAGCCCTATTGTTTACGCTAAAGAAATAATCGGCACATCAATGGCCGCAACTGCCCACATGGGCGGTTTTTATGGTAACGGGGGTATGCCTAAAGGCATTTTACAAATTCAAGGCACTATTCGGGACGCGGACCGCGTTAAGCAAATAGGCCGACAGTTCGACGAACTGAACAAGGAGTACAAGGGGCGGACCGCTGTTTTAACTGAGGGGGCAGAGTACAAGCCGGTAGCTGCGAACTTTCAAGAGAGCCAGCTAATCGAAAGCTTGAGGTTTAGTGTTGAAGAAATATGCCGCCTCTACAGCGTCCCCCCGCACAAAATTGGTCACATGGACGGCGCAGGCTATGCAAATAGCATAGAAGCGCAAAACGCGCAATTTGTCAGCGACTGCATCCGTCCGCTAATTGAGGTAATCGAAATGGAATTTACCAACAAGCTACTAAGCGGTAATCGTGTATTTCAGCTGGACCTAAAGGCCCTTATGCGTGGCGACATAACCACGGAAGTACAGCGTAACGTGAATTACTGGAACATAGGCGTAATGAGCGCAAACGAAATACGCCGCACTGAGGGCTTAGCGCCAATCGAAGGCGGCGACATATATAACAAGCCTATGCACATGGGCAGCACAGACCAACAAAATGGAGAAGGAAATACGCAGCCGGACGATACCAGCAACGGAGAATAATACCATAGAGGGCTACGCCCTTAACTGGAACGAGTACGACATGGGCTCATTTATGGAGCGCATAGACGTTAACGCGCTAGGCGAGTTAAGGGACTACGACGTACACGCCCTTTACAACCACGATTATGACCGCGTGCTAGCTAGGTCTAAATACGGCGAAGGTACCCTAAGCCTAGAGCAGGACCAAGAGGGCCTAAAGTTCCGCTTTGACTTGCCCGATACGTCAACTGGTAACGAGGTACGCACGCTAGTAGGTCGCGGCGACGTGGACCAGGCAAGCTGGGCATTTACCGTTAAAAAAGAACGCTGGGAGAACGTACGCAGCGAAAAGCCAACCCGAGTAATCGAGCAAATCGGCGAAATGTACGATATTAGCTTAACCCCTCGCGGGGCTAACCCCACTACGTCCGTAGCATTACGGTCGCTAGAAAAAGCCTTGCAAGAGGCAGAACCCGAACAATTAACCCAAAACCCCGAAACCGTGGAAAATCACGAAAACGAGGCAGAAACAAGAGCTAACACTTTTGTAGATGCATCAGCTGTACAAGGTCAGCTTTCAAAAAGCGAAGCTCGCAACCTTGGAAAATTCAACATCATTAAGGCTATCAACGAAGCCCGCAATGGTAAACTTACTGGCGTAGAAGCCGAAGTAAACCAGGAAGGCTTAAGCGAAAAGCGCAGGCTCGGAGTTGACGCTCGCGACATGCACGCTATCAACATGCCCGAAATGCTTTTTACCCGTACGCAGTCAGTTACTGGCGGAACCGGTGGAAACCTTGGCGGCGACTTGGTATTTACCGAGCCAGGCCGTTACATTGACTTTTTGTACCCTAACACACCTACGCTTGGCCTTTGCTCAATCGCAGAGAACTTGGTAGGTAACATCGACTTCCCTAAGCAAACGTCTAGCTACACGCTAAACTGGCAGACTGAAACCGGAACCGACACCGTACAAGACATCAATTTTGATAAAGTAACTATGTCACCAAAGCGTGCCGTAATTTCTGCGTCTATGTCAAACCAACTGCTTCGCCAAGAGTACAGCCGTGGAATTGAGCAGCGCGTAATTCAGCAGCTGAACCTTTCATTTAACAAAGGCCTAGAGAACGCAGTACTTAACGGTACTGGCTCATCTAACCAGCCTAGCGGTATCTACACTGAGCTAGCAGCGCAGGCTTTGGCCCTAGGTGCTATTTCTTTTGACGACCTAGTAGACATGGAAGCTGCACTAGCTGCAAGCGACGCACTAGCTGGCAACCTTGCTTACGTTACTCACCCTAACGTAGTAGCCAAGCTAAAGAAAACCAAAGTAGACGCTGGTAGCGGACGCTTCTTGGTTGAAGGCATGCTGGACCCAGTTAAAACTGCCAACGGTTACAATATCTTTAATACCACGGTTTCTAAAAAGACCACTGGTACTCCCGATACCTACGGCTTACTTTTCGGTAATTTCGCAGACGTTCAAATCGGATTTTGGGGCGGTGCTACTTTAATGGTAGACCCTTACAGCCAAATGAAGTCCTCAATCGTGGAAATCTACGTAGAGCGCTTTATGGACGTAGCCGTATTGCGTAACGCATCTTTTGCTCTAGCAACTGACGTAACTATCTAAACAAATGGTAACGGTTAGCAGCTATACTCCGATTACGGTAAACCTTACCGAAGTCAAGGCCTTTTGCCGTGTAGACGGTAGCGCAGACGACGCGCTACTAACTATGCTTTTTAGCGCAGCGGTCGAGGAATTTAACAGCTACACCGGCTACCGTTTAGGTGCAACAACTGTAACAGTGGACACCTGGGGGCAAGAGCAATACGCTCTCCCCCTGGGTCCGGTTACGGCTATTACTAGTGTAACGGCATACGACGACGAAGGAGTTAGCACGGTGCTAGCCTTGTACACCGATTATACCTATGTTAATACGACCCTAACGCTAAAGGAAACCCCGGAGCGTATGGTGATAGTCTTTACGTGCGGCGATACTAACCCACCCGCAGACATTAAACACGCGCTGTACCAGCGCATTAAATTCGGGTACGACTACGGCGACGACTTGCCGTATAATTCAAACCGCTTTTTTGACCGCCTAGCGTTTCGCTACCGCCAAAATTTCTCGTAATGCTAGACCTGCGCGTTACGCTTTACCAGCCGACTACGGCCACAAATAACAGCGGCCAGGTAACAAAGACCTGGACCAGCGCAGGCTCATTTTACGCCGAGCGCATAGTACCAGGCGCAACCGGTACGGAAACCATGCCGTACGACCAAATTCAAAGCGCCACCAGCATAACCTGGCGTTTACGCTACCCCAACAGCGTGGCAGCAAAATGGAAGCTAACCTACAACGCCGAGGACTACGACATAGTAAGCGTAGCGCCCGAAGGCCGCCGCCGTTTTTTGCTAGTCAAAACAACCCTGCGCGACAATGGGACGGGGTAACACTATTTACCTAAAAAGCGAAAGCGGCAGAGTGGAAAGCTTCGACCAGTTCCGGCAGAACCTAAAGAAATTAGGCACGTCGGAAACTTTGCGTTTTAGGGAGCTTCGGAACGTCTTAAAGACCGAAGCACGCCCGCTAGTGGAAAGAGCCCGCAAAGAGGCTTACAATGAGTTACAAGGCAAAGCCGGGTACAAGGCACGCGGCGTAAAGGATGCCAACAAAAAAACAAACGGAGCATTTTACAACCTTTACAAAACTATAGACGTATTCGCCAACAAAGGAACCGTTAAGGCTTACGTAGTAGTCGGCATACGCTCAAGCAAAAAAAAGGGCGCATACTACGCCCCCTG